GCAGAGTCGATTGTTTTAACAACTGCTCCGCTTAATGCGTAATCCTTTTTATATGATGCCAAAGCATCTAGTATCTTCCATGCTTCGTTTTTATTTATATCTATCATTAGTTATACTCTGGTGGATTCCATTTAGTATTATCTACAACATAGGGACAATATTTTTTTGGTTCGGCGTTGTATGGATGATAATATCTTTGTGTATATAAATCTTTTACTCCATCTATTAGTTCCTTCATTTTTTGTTCAAGATTCAGTAAAGATTCCAATACCACATCAATCTTTTGTTTAGCGGGCTTTTTCTTTTTAGCAATTTTCTTTTTCATTTCCATTCGTTCCTATAAATTCCCGGTTTTAGTCTTGGTTCATAAGGTTTGACTGTCCATCCCATCATCATAAGATCAAGACGAATTTCGTCAGTAACAGTTCCTTCGCTAACATATCCTTCTTTATCACCGATTCCGCTACAATAGTAGTCGATATATTGTTCTCCACAATTTCTAATATCTGCTACTATTCCTCCGCTCATTCTCCATGAGGAACTCCACTCACCGTCTCCATAAAAGAATTGGTTATTACAAAGGGCGGCATACAAATTTTGTGAATAAATTTCGCTGGTTTTACATTTAGTAACAACGCGATCATTTTTCATTAGATCATATTCTAGATCCGGTTTAGCAAACTGTTCTTTTATTTGATCGTTCAAGTCCATAAACTTCCTCTTATTTTTACTAGTTCAACGAGCATATCGGTATCCTCACTATCATACGCATCTTCCATCTCAGCAATTTTGCGATAATAGAATTTCCCATCTTTCTCTTTTGTATAAAGAGTGTGTGGATCAATCCTATTATCTCTGTTCAACCACCAAGTGTAAAGTTCATAAACCTTTTTGGCAATTATTGCTTGATGAGTAGGCTTGCCATAATCTTCATCGTCAGGATTTATTCCATAATCTTCGTTCATAATTAATTGACTAGCCCAGTTTAGGTGATCCAACCCTGCTTGTTTACATCGTCCCTTAACAAATTTATAGTTACGTTCTGGATATGCTTTCATAGTATGAGCAAGTTCACTCTCAACAAAAATAATCAACTCATTAAAAATCCCATGAAGAATTCTATGATCTAAATCGTAATATTCTCCAGCAGGCAATCCTGTTTTCAGATAATGAAGTTTGTCAACGAATCTGTTACGAACATAAATTTCTACGGTATGATAAACGTCCAATGGAAAGTTAACGATGTTCTGCAAAAAATCCAGTCCTTCTTCAGCCACCCAATATCTATAAGGATGTTTCTTTGCTGATTCTTGTCTCCAAATTTGCCATTCATCCCAAGGCAAAGCATGGGGCTTTTCTTCGCCTCTAATAAGATTAGCGAAGTTTGAACAACTCCAGTAATTTATTCTGGCTCTTTTATTTAGTTTCATAGGTCTATGTTAATAAAATAGTGTTCTAAGGTTGCAAATACATGTGTTCTTATTGCAGCAAGCATATCGTCTGCGGTTTTAAAATTGTGACCATACTTTTCATATTTTCTCAATTGTTCGTTCAAATCCCACAATGCGAGATGATAATTTCCAGCCTTAGATGCCTTCTCAAACTCTATCATATCATCTGGAAGATCAAAAGTCAATGTGGCTTTCATGATGGAAAATAACATCTCCCTTCTAATGGATCTTTTTCATGCGGAAAATTAAATGGACCCAAAACTTTTCGTCGTTTGTCTTTGATAAAACTTAATACCTCAGTGAAACAAGTTTCACAAATTTGAATGTCATATTGAATACCATCTTGATTGGAACAATATCCCCAAGTAGCACTTAGTTCAGCATATTCATGGTCTATGTCTTTGGAGCAATTTTCTCCACAGCAATCACAATGAATTTTGTCAAGAACTTTGACTGTTTTTTTCTTATAAGTTTTCATTAAATTTAGCCTCCCAAACCGATATTATACTCCAAGTTTTGTTTTGGTCAAGTCTGTAGTGTTTGTATAGGATGTTAATAATTTTTCCTTCTTTTACTCTAATATTCGCTACTCTAAAATCTTCATAAGTTTCTGCGTTCTTTTCTGGACTAGTAGCGTAACTACCATATTCTATCCATGTTTGTGTAAGGTCTTTAACATTAAGATCAAGGTGGCCTTTTAATACCGGCATAAAATAACCTTTGCGACCAATTGGTTGCTCAACTTCACCGCTCATTACCCACTCATCACAATATTGAAAGTATTCTAAGTCCACACTTTTTATGGGAACAACTTCTGTGCGTCCCCAAGGATGAATACTTTCTACTGTGCCGTTAACATTACTGGTTCTTATAGTTTGTCGATCAATTGGTTTAGTTTTTTGTAGTTCTACTGTGTTCTTTTTATGAACCGGATCAAAAAAGATAGTACACAATATTGCTACCAGTATAACTAATGCCGTTCCCCATACTATAAAATTATCTCCTTCTCTCATATTTTTCCTTTTGTATTGAAAGCACCCCCATTATTGAGCGTTGAACGTCGAGTGGGAAATCCCAACAATAGACGAACTAGAGGCTCAGGATGCTACCCTTGGCGATCAACCCAAGGGCGACTGTTAATTCAGTTCTTGATTTTACTCACTCCATATAGTATTGATCGTGCCAATAGTATGCCACAACATACTTCTACTATTTTAAGCAGACTTAGGTACAACATTATACTTAACTTCCTTGTTCTGACTCTTTGGCTTTTTGTAGCCCATAAATACTGTGCTAGTAATAACCCCCATACCAGTTATGAGGGTTACTACTATACCAACAATAAATATTGTAAAATTACTCATTTGAATAAATTTCCCAGAGAAAGAATACTTGGAACCCACAATCCTACGAATAGTGCCTGTTGCTTGTTAAGGTCACTATCTCCTGCAAACCATAGCGTAACACTAAAAACAAAACTAGCAAATGCGGCCACAAGAAAATAATTTCGGCTATTCATAATAATCTCTTTCTTTAAAGTTGAAACTCTTTCAATATCTCTAATATTCGTCGGGCTAACGCAGCACCGCCGACAATTCTTCCATCAGTATAATCTTCTCCATATCCAGCAGAAGATTCATGATCCTTTTGTTTTTTAATTTTTTCATTACATAACTTGATGATCTCAAGTATCTTATTTTTTTGAGTTTGGTTCATTGTAAACCTAGTTCTTGGTCTAGATCAGATAATTTTTGTAATGCTTCTAGTCTTTTCTTTTTTGGCTCTAATACTTCTTCTTCACTAGTCATATAGTCAATAACTGGTTTATCACAAGCAAGTAGCATATTTTGCAGTTTAACTTTTACATCTTCAATATTTTCCAACAAAACATAAGGCATATTACCGAAATGAACTATGTCTCCATTTTCATCAATGAATACATCTCTTATTCCATACATTATCTTTGGATCATAATGATCGTATTTATGAGTACGAATTTCTTTTGTTATTCTAAAGTCCCACATTAGTCAATCTCTTTAAGTTCAATAGTTCTAGGCCCAAGATTTAGTTGATCCCAAACTTTCATAAAATTTTCTTTTTGTTCTTTGGTTGGCTTTAAAAGCACAAGGCTATCCATAGTCTCTTTCATAGCATCTCTACAACTTTGTTGAACTCTATCATAGTTTTCGTTATGCAATCGCACAATATATTCGGCGGTTTTTTGGTCTATACTAGCATCACCAACTATTTCATATTCTTCTTCATCCCCATAAATAATAGGATCAACTGGCACAATTCTTCTGCACCAGCATTGTGGCCCACTAAAACATTCGGCCACTTTCCACTTAACCAGAAAGGATAGTTCTTTTGCTTGTTCAAAGTTCATGGCGATTCTCATAAAGTTTAGGCATCCAAACTGTTAACCATTTAGCATTTCCGCTTTTACTTCCCAAATCCATATCAATGCTCTTTCGCTCATCATAACTCAAAGCCCAATATCTGTCAATACCAAACTTCTCCCACTCTTTGACATCATATCCATTGAATGGTGCTGCCATTTTACCACTCGTTCTAAAATCATCAAACAAATAATCAAAAATATCACGCACAATCATAAATTTAGTATTACTATCAAGACTATCCCAATGGGTTCTAATCCAATCTTGAACTGCTTCCGGTACATAAGTCATACGACCAAGAGAGTATCTTAAAGCACAAATAACCATAATACCACCATTAACATCACAGTTGAAAGATGGTTTCTTTTTTGTTTTAGCCATTATTCTAATCCTAGTTCTTGATCTAATTCGCTGAGTTTTTCTAGTGCTTTATATCTTTGATAATTTAATCCAGCAACAAAACCACATTCAAAATAGTAATAGTCATTCTTGTCTCCCTCATTATCCATAGTTATCCAAATCTCTTTGGCTAATTGTCTGGCTTGACTATAATTCTGTCTCATTTTGTTTAGAAGTTCTTCGCTTGGCATTATTACTTAGTTCCAGTTTCATATCCAGCAAGTTTGTGAGTAGCAGTTAAAGCAATATTTATATGTTTGCTCATATAATCCCACTCTGACCAATATTGTTCCTCAGTATTGTATTCTATTTCATCTCTCAAATCCATAGAGAAACTGACGCAACGATATAATGATTCTACTTCTTCTGAAGATAACTTATTCATACCATTCTTTCTCTAACTTATTTAGAAGTATAGCAACATTACGATTAGTATAAAAACAATCCATATCGGAGTCGCTAATTTCAAGATATTTTGTATGCCAAACATCGTGTAAAACATTCATTACTGTTTGACCATATCGTAATTGATTAGATACAGCCACAGGATTATCTGTTGATTTCGATCTAGCCGCTTGATGACTAATAAAAGTATCATCAACTTTTTTAAGAAATTCTGTGAATGTCATAACGATCTATCTTTGTAAGGAAATAAAAGCAGCATTTCAATCTTATAGAAACCCTGCCGAAACTTTACGGCTGTTGATTTAATCTCAGATACCCGCGACTGAGAACCTTTCGGCATCAACATTTTCATTATACCAGACTATTCGGTCTTTGTCAATAGGAATCTTTAACCAAAGTGTAAGTTTCTAACTCATTCAAACAAATGAACTTCGTATTACCGTGTTGAATCTGTCTTGATTGATGCCAATGACCAAAAAACCACAACTTTGGCTGATGAATATTATACAACTCTTGCAAAGCCCAACTAGTTATATTCTCATATACTCTTTGTCCCGGCTTTAGCATCTGTAAAGCAATATCCTGTGGACAATCATGAGAAATCATAACTTCTGGTTTTATATCTCTATAAAGTTCTCTGGCCTTCATGAAGCCCTCAATCTTTACTTCTTCATTATCCCACCAATCAATACCAATGGTACGATATTGCTTGTCAATACTATTTGCTCCACGGTAATAGAAAAAATCTATATTGTTAAAGTTAATCATATAGCCATAGTCTTGAAGAAAATGACGATACTTATAACAAACGTCATAATTATCATGATTCCCTGGCAATATAAGATGCTTAGTATGATCCACATTTTTTAGTGTGTCATATTTAAAACCAAAATCCCCTACCTGTAGGGTATATGGATTTTCTTCCTGACGAGAAAGTATGCGATGATATTTCTCATATTTACCGTGCAAATCTCCTATAAGAGTAATCATTTAACTTTCGTACTACCTTTAATCCACTTGGGGATATATGGACAATTTACACAATGTCGCCCACAACATTTCTTAATACTGATTAAGTATTCTCTAGACAATGGTGCTGTCACGATACTGATCCAATTTTAATGATTCACTAAAAACTTGAAATAACTTATCAGAATGAACCTTTACTAATACAGCAAGACCATGAAGTGCATTAGCAATTTCATCCTCACTAAGATTACCTTCTAATACAGCATAACTAAGGTCGTTTAGGTGATCCACAAAATGATATGTGTCAGTAATCTTGCTCTCTAAATCAAATCGGTCTGCCATTTTCTTTTCCTTTCAAGTAATCAACCATATATCGTGCAGTATCTTCAGCGTTATTACCTCCAAGATAATAACCGTAAACCATATCCCAGTTTTTATTAAATTGATCGTTGGCTTGTTTATATTCGTCTGTAGACTTATCGCCCCAAGGCAAAATATCTGGTACAAAATATTTAAAATACTCTGGATATTCTTGTTCAACATACCAGTGAACACTATTCCAGAAATGAACAACTTGACTTGATACTTTATGGTTCATAGATATTTATAATCTTTCAGAATCTTGTACAAATTCTTCAAATCATCCTCATTCAACCTTAATTCGTGAGGATCACTGTTATTATAACTGAAAACTCTCACAAGATAAGGCTTGTTTTTTAAATTTTTATTGTGGTGAATTTCAATTAGATCATACTCTAGAATTATGGTTCGTAGTTTTGTCATACTCTCTAATATCATTTTGGAATTCTTCGTTTTCTTCACCCAAAACAACAGAAGCAAGATAAAGAATATGGTCGCGTGGATCATTACCATCTTCAATATACTGCTGATAACTAACTTGCTCACAATCACTATCCATAATATATCTGGCACACTCAATAGAAGCATCACGAATATTCATAACAATCTCCAAGGGTTAGGAACGTAGTATACCACAGTTATCGGCAGTTGTCAACACAATCTTTACTGAGTTGCCCCACCAAAATAAAAGTTCATCACACACAATTTGGGATGATATTTAGATGAATGAAGTAATGATCCATCATCTCTAACTTCTATTGAGCCAGTATGAATAATATGTCCAATAGAAAAGTCGTCTTTTAACAAACGCAACTCACTAATTTCATGCAACCAATTCCAATGATTGTATTGAAAAGATTCATTACCGTCAATAGATAATGAAATCATAACAGTAGAACTTAGATGTTCATTCAGATAAAAATGTAAAATATTACTTGCCATCAATCCACCCTAATATCTTTAATGTGAGTTTCAGGAACTCCAAATCCGTTCTTTACAGTAAACTTTAGAGTAACAGTATTACCACTAACCTTTGTAGAAAATTCATGAAAAACCAAAGTATCTGGATAATTAACCATGTTTCTCACAATATCTTTAGCCTTTAGAATCTTATCAATATCACTATCACTAATAGAGTAAGGACTATCAGCAAAAGTTTCACTAACATAAGCAGTAAAACACAAACCAATCATTAGTGCAATAATAAAACGTTTCATTTGAAATTCCTTCTTATTTTTATGTTTGATGTAAAACAAACTTATATCAATTCATCCTTGTATAATCCTACAGTCAGATCACCATTCCTATAGTTCTCTCCACGATTATAGGCTGGCAAACTTCCAACTCCCGGCTCAATCCTTTTAATAAAGTTATCTGTGAATTCTGCCCCTTCCCAAAAATCCTTAAAAACCTTGACTTGTTCAACAGCACTATCTTTACAAATAATAAAAACCCAGTTCATACAATTACTCCACTTCGCCCAAGAGCAATTCTTACGCCCATCTTCTTATTGTAATTTTCTTTCTTGCTACAAATAGCAAGACCCGTAAAATGTTCACCAGATGGAGAGTCAATAACTACCTGAGTAGAACCGCCCTTGCTATCTGGCCCGTTGATTCCATCAATAAAACTATATGTTCTACTGCCATTTTGCCAAGCATGATAGCCATTATAAAGACGATTATGAAGAACCCTAACCTTATAACCGTTATTACGCAGTTGTTGAATAGTCATTTAGTTTGCCTCGTCCAGTTGCTTAATTGTCTTGTTAAAAAGTTTCTGAATCTTGTTGTTCTGAGTCTTGGTGCAAATAATATACGGAATATTTCCCTTAATCTCTTTAATATAATCAATAACCGGAGGTTCAAATTCACTACTTACCCACTTACAGTTTTCATCAAAGAAGGGATACTCAAAATTTTCTTCACTAAAAGCGTCGTGAATGTCATCTTCACTTTCCGCTTCAATAATAAAATTGGTACTCTTAGCCTCAACGTAATTCATATTAACAATAAACTTAGGCATTTGATTCTCCATCAGTAAGATCATTCATAAAGTGTCTACTTTCCACAAGATAACTCATAATATAATTAGCAGTATTGTTAACACTATCTTCACACTCATGGTGCAAATGAATCATGTTGCGAATAGTATACTTTTCATCATCAGTTAACTGACCAAGAGATGATTGTCCATTATCATACTCAGCATCAATATAATCAGCAATTTGATTAGTATATTCTTGAAGGTTCCACTTCATAACTTTTCTCCTTGTAGTGGCATCATACCACAACCTAGTATCGTGTCAATGGGCAGGATTCTTTAATCCTAGTCTCACTGATATTGCTTTTGTTTTTTAAGAGTAGCCAGAATACTCAAATATCTTTCAGCATCGGCCTTAGAATCAAATTCTGTCACAACTGTAGACCCATCAGTCTTGGGAAGATTAACAACCTTACCATTTTCAGCCACAACAAACTTCTTATTCTGCTCAATAACGCTCAGACTCATCGAATACTCTCCTTTTAAAGTTGGATACCACTAGTAAAAATTATACCCTTGCGTTTACGAATGTCAAGAGGCTTATCAAATTTTGTCACTTTGCTAACTACCCATCCATATTTGGGCTTATCATCCTTCCAGTTATAGATTGGATCATCAACAGCAACACAATGTCGATTGTAGTCATCCTGCCATGCTTTCTGATGGGGATATTTAAAACTATGGCTAAAGGTTATGGTTCCAATAATACGAGCCTTAAAACGTCCATATCGCCCCGGAGTTTCAATCAGAGCAAGTTCTTCGCCCAAATATTTCTCTGGCAAATGATAAGAGCGTGTTTCAACGCTTTTAACTCCATTAATCAATAGTTCTGACCAAGGAGTTTGAATATTAATACCAGTCATTTGACCCACTCATAAAACCCGTAACTAATAGCATCCTCAATACTACACTTTGGATTATCTTTCATATATTTCAAAGAGTATAATACAACTTCTGCAACTAGGCCGTATTTCCCGGCTTCTTCGATATAATCCGCCACAACATAAATAGTATCAGATTCTTTAGTCATTGATGAGCCGCTGCATAATTTCAGTAATATTAACACCATCAACAATAAGATCAAGTGATCCAGTATAATGTTCGTAAGGGTTTTTATTTGGACTGTGTTCTTCAACATAATCCATAGCCTTACTGTAACACCAAGATAGTGCGAACTTTTCTTCTTTGGTCATTTGTATTGAATACTGTTCATAATTTGATTTTTAATTATCTGCTCAAAAGCATCTCCAAGACTAATTGCTGTGCCAGTATAATGGTCAACACCATCCGGCCCATCATACATACTCCAATGATATTCACCCTGTTTATAACAGATTTCGATATTCATTGTACGGCCCACTTTAAATCTCTAGGATGATCTTTACTACCTTCTCTAATTGATGGAAGATAGTAATGTTCATAAACTTCTTTCCATGTTGGCAACTCATAAAAAGGATTACCCTCATTCACACACAATCCAGACTCGTCATAAATATCATAAAAATCCACATTACGATTATCATAATCTTCTAGACTTTCATAATAGGCAAATACATTATACTTGCCGTATGGTACGCTAGGATCATAAATATAGGACGCAACTTGTTCAGTTATTGTTGTCATTTGGATTCCTAAACTTGATAGTGATCTTATCTATATTATCTCGTAACTTTATCAAATCATTTATAGTTAGATACTTAACAGTCTTATAATGTTCAAAATTAATATGATCTTTTGTCTTATTAAATTCCATCTGATAAGTTAAGCCGTTATCAAGAGTATAAATCAGTGGATCAATCATGAATTATCTTCCACAAAACTATTGTCAAAACTCTGAAAAAGACCATCAACATCTTCTGACGTATAACAATAATCGTTAGTCAAACCAAAATTCTCTCTATCCTTCATCGTTTTATGAAGAAGTTCCAGAGCATCAAGAATAATAGTCATATCATGCTTTTCAATATAGTAATTCATCATTCATCCTCCTCTGGATCAAGATTAGTCTCATCAGTCATTTTAGATTCAATATTTTTCAGAATCTCAATGAAACTATTAATGGTCTTTTTGGTAGGATACCACTTAACACCAAAATTATCATCTGCAAAATGAAATTCCATTGTATTAATGGTTTCGTCAGCATAGTTCTTATCTTCTCTAAACTCGATAGCCAGAGATACATAATCATCCAAATCGTAATTGTTAAGCAAATTATTCATTAGTTTTCTCCAAAGTGTACTCTCAGTATACCACAGTTATCGGCAGTTGTCAACTGTATCTTGAGTCAAAATCCAGTAGTTCTGGATTAATTAGATCAAACAAATAATCCTCAATTAAACCCATTCCCATTTCATAATCATTCCCCATAGTTTCCTTAATATCTTCCATAATTTGGGTAACGAGAATGTTTGTCCGATCAAAATCATTACGATCAAGAGTTTCTAGTTCTTTTTTAATATGTACTTGCATTACTTTGATCCTTAATCCTCTGTAGCATCATCAATATACCAATCATATTCACCATCTCTAGCAAATCCTTCCAAATCCTCACTAAGACTATCAATAGCAAAAGTAGCATCCTCACTATTAGCATCTTTAATTTCTGGAAAATCAAATACTACATAAACTTTCATTGTGTTACCTCAATATGCCACTTATTACCATGAAGTTCAGCAACAACACCCATATTAAGTTTAATAAGTTCAGACACAATAGCAGCCAACTTTTCTGTTTCGTTAAGATAAAGATAGATCATTACTTATTCCCCAAGTTTTTAATAAGAAAATCGGCCAAACCCTTCAGATTTTTAGTGGACGTTTGAACTGATACGCTCTTATCTGTTCGATCATTATAGATTGAAACAAAACAAGAACCTTTATCAATTACCATTTCCATACTAATATCCTTATCAATATCATAATGAAGAGGATTAGTACAAGCCATATAATCATTAATATCAACCATTAGTTATCTTCTCCAAAAGTAAAATTCGGTTTTATCTGCATCTTATCACTAGGATCAACAGCGTATGCAACTTAATCATGCCTTATTAATTTGCTGATAGCAGACCCTCAACCGAAAAGGGGACTAGCACCACTATATCACACTATCGGCGTTTGTCAACAGAGTCTTTAAGGAAACTGACATTATTCTTGATCTTGAGGAACTATCTTATAATCATCAACCACACACTTTCTTAAAAGATCAACAGAGGTTTCTAATAGTGAGTTGGTTGTTTTTAAATCATCAGAGAGAGTATGTTCTATTTTATTGCCATTAAGAAGTGCTAACATAAAAAGTCTTTCTTCATAGTCAAGCAAGAACTCCTGCACATTTTTTCTGAGTTTATCATTCATTGTTCATTATCTCTATACAAAGGATAATCTTTTTCATTCTTAGCCAGTTTATTCGCAAATTCTAGTATCTCCCTTTCGCTCCAACCACTAAAATGCCCCCTCATATGTATTTGGGTCAATTCATTACTACGACTATTCTCATAATACTTCTGGACTGATTCTATCCAAGTTTTTGTGGCTTGTTGTAAGGCGTTCATTTGTTATTGCCCAAATATCCTATCTATAAAGTGTAGACATTGCATAAATGCAATAAAATATAGACAATAATATTCCCAGCGAGGTATAGTTATCATTATTTATTCTCCAAATACTTATAGATAAAATCGGCCAACCCCTTTAAATCTTCCCTAGACAATGGAGGTTCCTCAAAGAATCCATTTCTAGGATGAAAAGCAACAACGTATTCTTTACTCTTTTGATTAATGATTGGCTTTATTCTTTTCTCAATAAAGAAATTAAGATAATCACAACTATAGGGTGGATCGGTATATTTCATGTTTTTATGGGTTTGGAACCCAATACCTTTTGATTCTTTTGATTCTTGTGGGATTTCATCCTCATTTACCATAATTGAGAGTTTGATTATTCTGAATAAGAGGTTTAATACTCCTAAGACGAGAATGAATAACGGTCAAATTTCTTGCTTCTGGAGTGATTTTCTCATGGAGATAGTCACCAACTATCCTTTTAAGGAGAGCAATTTCTTTATCGGTCAGGAGAACATTCCTATACATAAAAGTTCATTTTCCCCGTTAAATATTAAGAAAACTACCATTACCACTAGTAGCCAGTATACCAGAGAAACAATGGCTTGTCAATAGGGTTTATCGGCCATTCCTATAAGTGGCCTTTAACCATTTTCCACCACGGGCAAAAGCAATAAGTAAAAATTGTTCACTTTTAGTGAGAAACAGAACCTATTAACTATTATTCAGCTGCTTTCGCCTGATTGTAGGATGATGAAGATGTATATTCCTGGGGATTTTGGGGTGAATCATAGAGTTTTGGAATATAATAATGAGCAAAAGCCATAGAAACCAGAGTCAAAGAAGCAATTATTACTAGACTTTTAAGAAAAGGAATATGAAATTCGTTATTTATCATTTTTCGATCCTAACTATAAAAAAGGTGAATATTAGACAAACCACATATAGTATGCCCAATCCTGTCCAGACCATTAGTTCTTCTTTACTCAAGATCATACCCATATGTTTGTTGCAGATAGATAATTAATCGGTCATATATTAATGTTGACATTATAAAAATAGGATACCAATAATCCTTTAAGATTCCCAATTCATTATCTTCCATAGTGTACCATAACTCTGTATAAGATTCCTATTCCTATTGTTAGGAGTAGTATCATTGTTATCATTCTGGTATTATCATCATGAATGAAAGTGGGAAGAAGAGGTTGGCGATTTATAGTTTGGCCAATAATAACTGTTAAAAAAGTTTGACCCATAGTTCCTTGACTCTTTGAATCAGTGATGGAAATCGAAACTCTTGGTTATTTATACTATGAATATTCTCAACCGTTTTTGGTTTTCTTTTCTTCGCAATTCTTACCGGTATTTTAGTCATAAAATTCCCCTGATCTCGCTGACTGTTTCCATAAATTCCAAGTCTAGAAGTTTAGGTGGGACTATATGGAATATGATACAGATTATAATAAGATCAACTGACTATAACACAAGGCTGACTATATAATCTCGCTGACTATTTCCATAATTTCCAAATCGGGAATATTAGGTGGGACTATCAGGATGATATTCTATCTTAGGAATATGACTATCTCCACCGTCAGTAATTTGAATAATATCAATTACCAATATGCTCTGACTAATATC